TTGCACTCTACCACTGGAACGTGTATACTCTAATGTAACAGCAGTATTCAACGGTAGTGGATTTTATTGCACTGATAACAGAAAGTAGTAGTATAATGTTTACAATGATTAAAGATGAAGTAAAGCAAGAATGGCAACTATCACCTCATGATCGTTGTGACAGATGCAGTGCAGAAGCGCTTGTAAAAGTTACTGGATTAAGCGGAGAGTTATTGTTTTGCGGTCATCACTATAACAAGGTTATGGATAATCCTGAAGGATATAAGAAAATGATTTCTTTTGCAATAACCGTCCTTGATGAAAGACATAAACTTATTGAGAACAAGTCAAAAGGGGAAGACTACTAATGTATGAATATTATGTAAGAAAAGTAGAGAACGTAGTAGATGGAGATACCATTGACGTTCTTATTGATTTAGGTTTTGATATTCTATTTGCATCCCGTGTAAGATTGGCTGGTATTGATACCCCTGAGTCTCGCACAAAGGATCTTGCTGAGAAAGCACTTGGCCTTGAAGCCAAGGAGTATCTAAAGAAGTCTTTAAAGGATGCTAAGGCAGTTGTAATTAAGACTGAGAAGATGGACTCATCTGAAAAGTATGGTCGCATTTTAGGATGGATATATGTAGATGGCAATACAGTATCTTTAAATGACATGATGATCAATGACGGTTACGCATGGGGTTATCTAGGTGATACCAAGGTTAAAGACTTTGAGGCACTTAAAAAGGCTAGACTAAAATCAGGTAAGTAATGGATATAAAAAGTCAAGCCTTGTTAGAGCATCTAATTATTCAAGGTGCAATTGAGATATCTGGCATTGATCAATCTGGCGAGATGACATACTCAATTACTGATAAGTTACAAGAGGTTCATCCAGAACTGTACATGCAACTTAGAGATGAGTTTGAATATAACATGTTTGAAATGATAGATCAAGGTCCAAAAGTTATGACCTGGAAAATTAGAACAAGATAAATGAAAATGATTCTTTATTTTACTGCTGATTGGTGTAACCCTTGTAAAAAAACAAAGCCAATTGTTGAACAATTAAACCGTGAACAAATTATGGCTAAGTTTTTTATTATTGATGTTGATTCAGAGATTGAAATGACTAAAGATTTTGAGATTAAATCTGTTCCTACATTTGTAGTAATGAAAGATAACACTGAAATTCATCGTGTGACTGGTGCACAAACAAGGCAACAGTTAGAGGAGTTAATCAGATATGAACAACAATGAAGATGAATTAATCAAAAACCTAATACTTGAAGGTGCCCTAGAAGTTGCTGGAGTAGATTCAGAAACCAACGAACTTCTATATACAATTACTCCAAAAATGCAAGAGGTTATGCCAGATATGTATGAAGACCACCTAACTCAAGTAAACAGGGATCTTTTAAACCTATGGGAAAAAGGTTATGTTAATATTGATTTTTTACTAGCAGATCCAGTAGTTATGATATCTGAAAAGGGTCTTAATAAGGCTGAGGTTGCTAAACTAACCAAGCCTGAAATTTGGGCACTAGAAGAGGTAAAGAGACTATTAAAAAGGTAAAGTCTGATATAATCAGTATATAAACTAGGAGGATTGTTATGCCATACAGAGTTGGAGCCAAGGGTTCTTTTGGGTGTTCTGGATACCCTGCACTAAAAGAAGGCACAAATGAAGTTATGGGTTGCCATACAACCCGTGCTGAGGCTGCTGCACAGATTTATGCAATCAATCGCTCTGAAGGCAACATAGGGAAAAGTATGAATGAAATTAAAGAGGGTGATTTCGTTATGGGAATGACCTCTGAAGGAATGGTTCACGGAATTGTTGAGCACATTATGATAGAAGGCGGAGTCTATGGGGTTCCTGGAACAGAATATGCAATTCAGTCTATGCCACCAGAAAATCCAGCAATGGCTGTTAGAATTTATGAAGAAGAAGATGGTAAGTGGGAGCCAACCGCATATAGTATTGGAATGATGTACAAGGATGCACAGGTTGTAGATATAAACAACCACACTATGGAAGATGATAAAGAAGAAATGGATTCAGAAGTTGCAATGGCAATGTATGATTCATCAATTGGAAAATCACAAGAAAAGGAAGATGAAATGGAAAAAGCAAAAAAGCCTAACTATGGTGAAATGATTCAACCACGTCGTGGTGGATCAACACCTTCTAATCCAAGACTTTATGCAAGAGTTGTGCAGGCAGCAAAAGATAAATTTGATGTGTATCCATCTGCAGTTGCAAACTCTTGGGTTGTTCAAGAATACAAGCGTCGTGGTGGAACATATAAGTCTGAAAAATCAGCAGAGTTGGATAATTTTTGGAATGGATTTTTAAAATAATGCCAAAGAAAAAAGCAAAATCATTTAATGCAACACAAATCAAGGACGGAAAAATTGTACGCATGAATAAAAACGGTACAGTTAAATCTATTATTGGTCCATATGAAGTGAAGCATCCAAAGAAGGATAAGTAATGGCAGATACATACTCACCTAATGCAGGCATGAAGGCTGCTGCACGTCGTGCACTTAAGTGGAAAGAAGATGGTAAGGCAACAGGTGCTGGTACTCCAGTAGGTTGGGGTAGAGCAACAGATATTGTTAATGGTGCATCAATGTCTCTTGATACTGTTAAGAGAATGTACTCTTTCTTTTCACGTCATGAAGTAGACAAAAAGGGTAAAGGCTTTTATGATGGACCAGAATTTCCTTCTAATGGAAGAATAATGTGGGACGCATGGGGCGGAGATGCAGGCTTTACATGGAGTCGTGCTATAGTTGAGCGTGAAAAAAATAAAGCAGAAAAGGTTTGGGAAGGCAGTGCTTTTACTTTTAGAAAGGGGTAAATTATGGAAGAATTTTCAAAAGATGAGGTTATGCAGATCATGTTATTTTATAAAAATAAAGTATCTGAGTTAGAATTTGCTTACTTAAAATTACAAATACTTAGTAAAAAACAACTTGAAGATCAAAAATCACTTAGTAATGATGCTTTTTATAATTTAGGAACTAATTTAAAAATAGAACATAAAGAAGAGGTTGATACTCTTAAAAAAGAAATTGAAAAATTAAATGCAGAAGTTGCAAAATATAAAGCCAAAGACTTAAAAGATAAAAAAATAAAAAAATAGAATATTAAATTATGAAAAATTTTTTTATTATTTTATTGACATTGATTGCTTTTTGCTCTATACTTATAGTAATAAAGAAAAAACAAAAAAATAAGTTTAGAACAGTGCTTTATCGTCAAAGCGATATGCACAATATACTAAAAGATTTTTTCTTTAAAGATATATTTGACGACAAAGTTGTTAAATCTCAATCCAAAATTTGGAGAGAAAAACAGACAACTAAAGTTGTTATTATAGATGAAAAAGCATATTGGGTATCAGAAAACATGTTCTATGTTGGAGATACGGTAAACGGAAAGGTTAGACCAGAGACTGGTAGACCTTTGGATACAACTAAGATGTCAAAAAAAGAAATAGATAAGATGTTATTCATCCTGGATAACTTAAAGAATGGGAAAATAAATGATAGTGGCAGTGCAGGGAACTAATGAATTTGATGACTATAATCTATTCCTTCGTGCTATAAGTGTTGCTTTATCTGGAATGAAAGAAGAAGAAAAAGATTTTATAATCTATTCTGTTGGTCCAACAAAGGTCAACTCTTTTGTTTCAGAGTTTTCAAACCTTTCAGAAAGAGGAATGAAAGCAAGGGGTCGTAAGATAAAGTTTTACAAAGTTCCAGAAAGTTGGCTATATAACAACATGGATCAAGTAAACTATTTTGCATTTCTTAGTAAGCCAAAAGAGTCAATATCAAAATTAACAACTTTTGCAGAATCAAAAAATGTAGAAGTAGGCATATTCCGTTACTAAAAGAAAGTAAAAAAAATGATAATTAATTCGTTAGCACATATGGAAAAGATTGTTTCAAAGAATAAAGAACTTGAGTGGGTTGGTTGGGACGTTGTAGAACGTAAAAGATCAGACCTTGCAAGAACATCTCCAAGCGGAGTACGTGTAAAAAATGCTTGGTATTTACAAAAAACCTTTAACCTTAATCGTAATGGTTGGGATATTCCAAACAAATACGGTCAGTAAATGAAACAACATTTATGGAAAGATGAGGCAGTCTGTTTGGGTCTTGATACTAATATATTTTTTGATAAGTATGAAGACAATGTGGATGTGCGCCCGATTGTAGACTCAATGTGCCAAAGATGTCCAGTATCAAAGGTTTGCTTTGCTAACGGCGTTTCTGGTAAAGAGTATGGTGTTTGGGGTGGAGTGTTTCTTGAACTTGGAAATATATCTAGAGAGTTTAATAAACATAAAACTAAGCAAGACTGGGCTAATACCTGGCAAGCATTGACAATGGAGAAGTAGTTGTATACAGATCAAATGCGTAAAGCCTTTCACTCTGTAATGCCTCCAAAAGGATTTAGTATAGAGTTAATTGATAATGATCATTTTTTAACTATTAAATTAAACGAACATAAGTTTGCAAAAATGATTCATGACGATAAAATTCAAGCACTTCAATATGTCTTAAATTTAAAAAAAGCCTTAGAAATGGAAGGCGCAATTGTTTTAGTTACAAGAGAGGCAATAAAATGAGAATTTTTATATCTATTGCTTCTTACTGTGATCCAGAACTTCAATGGACAATAAAAAGTGCTATTGATAATGCTAATAGGCCAGACAACTTATACTTTGGCATCGTTTATCAAGGTCTTGACTCAGAACTTTTTAGTTTTGACGGTATAAAAAACATATCTTTAACTAAAATGCATCCAAAAGAAGCAAGAGGTGCAGGATATGCAAGAGCAAAAGCAATGGAATTATACTCTGGACAAGAATATTTTCTTCAAGTTGATTCACATACAAGGTTTGCTCCTGGATGGGACTCAATCTCTATTGACCAGTTAAGTAGGGCTAAGAATATATCTGGACACAGCAAAGTTATTTTGTCATACTTTCCAGCCCCATTTGAGCCAGAAAGAAATGGCGGTATGTATTTAATTACAAACAGCCAAAAAGTAAAGCCATATCCTACTAGACAAAAGATATCCTTAAATAAAAGAAAGCAATGGACAGCAGAAAGATTTGAGTTTGAAGATAGTACAAAAGAAAATCCAGAGTTGTCTGAAACAGTTCTTGGTGGTTTTATGTTCTCAGATGGATCAATAGTTGAAGAAGTTCCCTATGATCCAGAGATCAGTTTCTTTGGTGAAGAAATTTGTTTTGCTATGAGATCATGGACTAGAGGTTGGAATATATATTCTCCTTCAAAAAATATTGTATATCACTTTTATTCTCGTGGCGGTTACAGCAAAATATGGAAAGACAGAAATCTGCGTGGTACTTCTTGGAAAGAATTAGAAGAAATATCATACAAGAAACAAAAAAGAGTTCTTTGTGGTGAAGAGTCTGGAGTATTCGGTGCTGGTGATGTAAGAACACTTAAAGAATATGAGATCTTTACTAATACTAACTTTAAAGATTTTTATAGTTTGACAAACTAACAGCGTTAGGATATAATTAAAAGATGTGGAGTAGTGATATGAAAGATGTTTTTATTGTTGTTTTTGCAACCCTGTCAGTTTGTTTTGCAGCCTCATACATATTAGTTTTAAGACAATCCATTAAACTTAAAAGAGATGTTTCAAAACTATTTATTGAAAAAACCTTGCTTCAAGAATATGTTGATCTAAGCAAGTCTACAAAAATAAAAGAAGATTCAGACGATTCAATACATAAGGAAAACTTTATCAAATTCCTTTCTGATTCAAGAGATTGGGCTTTTTCATATATTGAAAATGTTCAAAAAGTATTAACTAAGTTTGTCAATGATGTTGATGCAGACATATCATACTTTGATGAATATGGAGATGCTCTATCTATGTCAAGACCAGACTATCCATCTATGAAAAATATTTCAAATGCATATAAAGAATTAAAAACACTATTACCAGAGGATGAAATAAAACAATGAGAGATATATTGTTATCAACACTAACGGGTTTTGGATGTGGTGTAGTGTTTGCTGCATTCAAATTACCAGTTCCAGCCCCACCAGTTTTTGCGGGAGTCGCAGGAATTGTAGGGCTATGGGCTGGATATGCTATACTAATCAAGGTTCTATCCTAGGAGGAAACATGAACACAGAACAACTAAAGGCACTACTTGCATCATACGGACGTTCAGTCCTTGCATCAGGCCTTGCACTATACATGGCAGGCGTAACAGATCCAAAGGATCTATGGACTGCACTTGTAGCAGCAATTGCACCCGTTGCAATTAGAGCAATCAATCCTAACGACAAGGCTTTTGGTATATTGCCAGATGCTAAGGCTGTAGAGATGGCTTTGAAGGCTGCTAAGGCACCTGTAAAGAAGACTGCTAAGAAGGCTGTTGCTAAGAAGGCAGCACCAAAGAAGTAATATTTACTTACAGAATCGCCAGTCTAGAAATAGGCTGGCTTTTTTGTTTTATGAATTAATTAAGTTTATGTATTTATCTTTTAATGATTCTATTGAAAAGTTATTATTTCCAATTTGAAAGGCTTTGTCTTTTAACTTAGGAATATCCAAACTATAATAATCATCAACTAATTTACCAAGCATTTTAGCATTTCCATCATAAACATCAAGCATTGTTCTTGTCTGCAGTTCATCAATCTTATTAGATTCAAATAACCACTCCTCTGGCAGAACTTTGTTGTTTGGAGATATGTTAGTCATAAAAACAGGCAGGGCACTGATTAGAGCCTCGTTCATAGGAAGACATAGACCAGCATACCTTCTAGGCAGAACCATAGCGTCAAACCCCTCATAGAGGCTCTGGTGGCTATCTGGATTTGAGTTGTCAATAGTTAATCTTGGATCATTACATTTTATGTCTAATCTGCTCTGAGTTTTTATTATTAATTCATAATCACCAATAGAATAATTAAGCATTTCAATTACTGTGTTAGTGCCGTTTCTATCTTTGACCGCAGCCTTCCCAGCAATGTGTAATAATCTTTTATGTGTTTTGTTTTTATTTATTTCTCTTGCCTCAGCAAATAGATTAATGTTAGTCGGTGGCGGTAGATGAACAACGCTTGTCTTATCTCCAAACTTACTAACAACATCTTCAAAGTTCCATAGACTAGGAGCAACAAGAACATCAGGCAATGCTTGTTTAGGTTTTGCTAAATAATCTAAAAACTCATAGTTATACTGAAGTATTGTTTTTATTCCACGACCTTTTGCAAGATCAACAAACCTTGGATTATAAAATAATTCACAACTAATAACTACATCTAACTCTTTTAAGAACTCTGAAATTTCGTTAGTATTTGGAAAACCTTGTACTGTTGTTTGACAGTTATACTCAGAATACCATTCAGGATGCTGCTTATTTTGATTAAAAAAACTTGAGTTAATAAGCATAATCTTATCGGGATTAAGCATGTTTACTAACTCTCTTGTTTGATTACCAAGACCTGTATTGTCTGATCTTGCAATTATCCCTAGTCTCATGAGTCCATATCTTTATATAGTTGTTTTAATCCATTAAGCGTTCCTATGTCCATATACTTACCGCCAGGACTTACCGATCTAATATTAAGACTCATATCTATCCAATCTTGTATTTGTTTTCCTGGATGCTCTAGTAGTGGATCAATATATCTAATAAGGTTTTTACGAAACAACATTGTTCCCCACATATCTGGGTAATCACAGTCAGATACTTTGTCTCTAGATGACATAACCTTGCCTTCAGATATTGATACTTGTCCAACTCTACCCTTAAGTTCTGGATCACAACTCCAGGTTCCAAGAACTAGATCTCCAGAAGTATCCATCATCTTTTTATAAATATTAGTTTTGCATCCAAGAATATATGTGTCTGGCATTCCAATTAAAACGGTATCGTTATAATCTCCAACCATAAACTTAACAGCATCAGACATAGTTGAAGGCTCACGAACAACCAACTTTATATCCATGTTCATATTTTGAATAATAGGAACCCATTCAGCCCTTGTTGAAACTCTAACTTCATCACATACTTCTAGCATTTGATTAACATGCCACTTAAGTATAGATTCTTCTTCTGAAACTGGTAGACAAAACTTTGGAATACCACCTATTCTAGATGCTTTTCCTGATGCTGGTAGGATTCCTATTGTAGCCATTACTTTAGCCCATAGTTTTTCTTTAGTGTTGCTATATCATTTACTGGCCAATAGTCTAAAGATTTTGTTGGATCATTAAAGGGGTGCTTGTATTCTCCCCAACCTTCTCTTGTTCTATCTCCACCCCATTTAGACTTAAAGTAATCATGAACCCCATTAATATTTATTTTTAATCCATCAATAGTTGCACCACCATCTACTTGACAGGTTGCATCAACTTCTGCTGCTTCAGCACTAATTCTCATCACATAACTTATCGGAGTATTAGGATGTACAAAATAATCACGCCAAAAAACTGCAACGTCTGATTCAGGATTATTGATTAACTGCTCTTCAAGCAATAAACACCTATGATCCCAGTCGCAGTCATCAAAGTTATAAGGATAAAAGTTTTCATCAAAATATCCAATGGCTGAAACTAATTTTTTATTTATACCACAAAGATGCCAACCATGCTGTGTTCTAAACATTACACCTTTAAAATCATTAAGCATATCAATAATGTGAGAGAAAGGTTTATTAAATAACATTGAAGATGAAACAACAAATGTCCAGTCATGGTTCTTTTTTAATGCTATGTTCCATGCTCTGGCTAAACCAATATTTTCTGATTGATACTCTACTTGAAACCCATACTTCTTTTCAAATACTTCACACTCTCTATTACCACTGTTGTCTATAAGTAAAACATTTTTATCTCTTATAGACTCCATGCAGTTATAAATTCTTTCTGTTACCCTGTAAATGGGTATACAAATTAAATAATCAATCTCAGTATCTATTTGCATAGATATATCCTCCTCTTTCAGGGCTACCCAAAATATCAATTCCAAATTGTTTTGAAAGTTTTTCAATCATTTGGCCAAACCTTCCATCAAAAGACTTATCAAATTCAAGAACCAATCTATTTATCTTTGCTAAAGTTTCTGCTGGAGTGTTTAAAATAAGATCAAACTCTGCACCTTCTATATCAATCTTCATAACATCAACTTCTTTAATATCATAAGTTGAAAATAATGTCTCCATGGTTATTGCTAACACCTCTGACTTATCTTCTTCTGCGTCTACAATACTGCTATTGCCACCACGATTGCTAATTAAAACCATCTTTTCTTCATGCCAGATAGCCTTGTTTACTATAGTAATGTTTTCAGTAGGATTATTTTCTATATTTTCATTAAGTAGATATAGGTTATTTGGCTCTGGCTCTACAGCGTATACTTTGATTTTACTATCATCTGGTCTATCTTTATTAAAACTATCTACAAAAAGGCTAACTGCTCCAATATTTGCACCAACATCAACAAAAACACCACCACCAAAGAATTGATCCTGATGTATTCTATATACATTTTCTATCCATGTTTCGTTAATTACTTTATAATCAAGGTTATGGTCATAACTAGGATCTTCTTCATACGCTCTTATTTGAAAATTATAATCTTCACGCTTTAAAATAAATGTCATATATTTAACTCTTTCAATATGTTTTGCCATCTATTTTTATAAGTATAGTTAGACTTAACTAATTCATGACCTGCTTTTCTAATTGATTCACGCTCTTCGTCATGCTCTATGTAGTAATCAATTAGTTCTTTTAGTTGATTAAAGTTACCGTACTGGTAAAATACCAAATGTTTTTTGTCTTCAAACTCTCTTTCCATACCCTGAACATATGGGTGAATCATAAAACCACCACGACCTAAAGTTTCATAAACACGATCAGACCAGTAATCTGGGTAGTTAAAGTTTATACAAAGAGTATCACCAACAACAACTTTTGTAGACCAATAAAGTTTATTAAGTTTTAGTCCACGAATTGATGGTAATCCACCACTTCCATAATGCTTGAAGTTATTTCTATATTTATCTTCAAGCCAATCAATAAGTTCAGTTCTGTAGTTCCATTCTGGATGATACTTTTTACTACCAACAAAGATAACTTGATTGTTTAATTCTGACTCTTTATAGATACACTCTTGATCATAAACTCCAGCAGGTACATAGTGACCAATTACATTTGTTTTTAAATTAAACCATTCAGACATTTTTTTATCTACTGTAAAGAAGTGTCCAATATGTCTATATACTGGATGAGTATCTAAATCTTTTTGTCTTTGTAGTCCAAACCAAAGATCAAGGTGGTATGTCATTGTTGGTACCTTGTAATCTTTAAGTGTTAGCAAGACCTTATCCATTTCAAACTTTCCAGGAGTCTTCCAGCCGTGTGTATGAATCCATATGAAAAGGTCTGAGTCAACAGAAGACTTTAATATGTCTTCGCTCTTAGCCTCTGTTTCTTGTAATCTTATTACTTTGTGTCCCAAAGATTCCAGGGTATTGGCATGGTGACTTTCACTAGTATAATCAACACGAAAGTTACCAAGAAAAACTATTTTTGCCACAAATACCCCTTTGTTTTAATATATTATAGCATCTCTGGTAGGATTTGAACCTACGACCTACACCTTAGAAGGGTGTCACTCTTCCGCTGAGTTACAGAGATCTAGTACACCAGGTAGGACTTGAACCTACGATAGCCGAATTATGAGTTCG